GTGCCGCTAAAAGTAGTTAGTTCGTCACCTGCTGCAGCATCTAAAGATAAATCAGCAAAAACACCCTCCCCATAGTATGCTACATCATCAGCTAAACCTGTATCTAATTTCCACTCTGTATTTGTAGAGGAATCAAATAAACTTCTTAAATAATCGTGAGACGCTAAAGTAGTTTGTGCACCTGCAGAAGTAGTATCAATATACATTCCCTCAAAAGATATTTCGTAAGTCGAAGAACCTGGGTCTTTGATTATTACGTTAGGGTTGCATTTAGTTTGTGATTCAATCACGTTTTTAGTCTGTGATAAACTATTTGAAGTTAAGCAAGCGATAGGACGATAAGCAGCACCATCGTAAACGTGCAGAATAAGACCCTCGCCTTTGATAAAATTTGACATAGTAAAAATATTTTTAAATTAATTAATTAATTGTTGTAAATATACAATTTTTTTATTATTTTATGCGCAATGATATTCTTATGAAATTCCTAAATATTATTTCATTGTCGTTAGTAGAGTTTAAGCCGTTAGGAAATGATTGTATTTGACTTATAACACTTAAATTAGACGCAGGGTCTAAGACTAATGTATCTGTCAATTTTCTAACCTCGTCCGTGATATTGTCAGTGAGTAATCTGTCTCCCATATTACCAGCACTTTGATAAATATTAACAATGTCTAAAAGTATCTCACTATTCCAAAAATACTCGCATTTGTTTGCTTTTTCTACAATATTAGACTGTGTTGATAGTATCACGTAATTATTAGGCACATCTACACCGCTAACATTAGTATCGTAACATCTCACCACTTTACCATCTACTACAATATTGTTAATTGCTTGAAATATTGCTTTTCTTATCCATTTATTAGGTAGATTCTTTTTCATCTGTTGAATTTATTAGATAGTTGTTTTAATACACTCTTTAAGTCTTTAATATACTGTGCTGATCCATCTCTAAAAGCAGGATATAAATAAGGTCGTGCAGGTAGATTTATTTTCTTTATTCCCTTGCCTTTAAATGTTGCAGCCAATCGCTCCCATCCTTTAGGAATGTCTACCATACCACCCGTTCCAAATTCTACAAAAGGAGCGTAAGGAGCATTGTTTAAATTAACAAATATTTTGTAAACAAATCTGTTTACTTTTTCATAAAATATATTATTTGCTAAATTTTTATCTCTTCTCGGCACTTCAACCAAAGCCCTTGCTCTAACATCTTCCGCAGCGTTTCGGGTAATATCTGCAAAGTCTTTTTCTCCTTGCTTTCCGTAAGCCTCAAACTTCTTGAACAAGGCTTCACTTCCCTTAAGTTTTATGCTCGTTTTCATTGGTCTGGTAAATTATCGCTATGAGGTATTAACAAACTCGCTTTTTTAACTCCGTCATTTATAACGTCTTGATTGTCTTTTGTTGCTAAATCTGTTGTGTCTGCCTTACTTGCATTTCTACTCGCTAAATCTGTTGTAACATCGTCAGAACTTGGATCAAAAGTAGATAGGTTTGACACGTCTGCCTTACTTGCGTTTCGACTTGCGGTATTTGTATTCACATCATCGCTTGAAGCGTCAAAGGTAGATAAACCACTTACATCAGCTTTAAAGTCATTTACTCCGTTTACGTTGTTCCCGTCTACACTTACAATATTAGCGTCTACTGTGCCACTTGACGAACCTTGTTGCCAAGAACCTACCCCGTGAACAATTGTAAGTTTTGCATCTACGTCGTTAGGAATATCGTCAACGCTTGACTGAGTTGCTAAATTAGAAACATCTGCCTTACTCGCTGCTCTACTTACGTTGTTCGTGTTAACGCTATCATTAACAAAATCGAATGTACTCAATCCAGAAACATCTGCTTTACTTGCATTTCTGCTTATTGTGTCGGTTGTTACTGTGTCTGAACTCGGATCGAATGTTGATACTGAACTAACATCTGCCTTACTCTCGTTTCGGCTTATTGTGTTGGTGTTTACGTCTTCCGTAGCTGGGTCAAAATCATTAAGCCCACCTATAGCATTTTGAGTTGTTAAATGTTCAGCCGAGTTTGTTGTCTCTCTTGCCGATGCACTTGCTTCTGATTCTCTTGACGCAATATCTAGTGCAATAGTCGCATTTACAGGAACTCCTATAATAGTTTCAATATTGTCTACTGTTGTTTGTACCTGGTCTATAGTAGCAACACTTTCAACATATTGCAAAGTCCTTACTTGCTCGATTGAATCATCATTAATGTCATAATCAAAGAAAACATTGTATTGCCCTAGTGCAGTCGTACTGTTTAAAGTTGCCTCATATTCAAAAGCACCTACTCCTGTTCTTGTCATAGCAGTTGTATTTGTCAATACTGTGCCGTCTTGTGCCACAACTTTTAAAGTCATAGCGTTTGAACTGCTTGGGTCTGTAGGTACCCCCGAAGAGTCGAACAATCTAACAAACAAATCAAATGTTTCTGTGCCTGTTTCTGGTCTTTGTATCTGAGGGGGAATAGTTGCTTGAAAACTACTATTGTTTTGTAGATTATCAACGCTTGTTTGTGTTGCTCTACTTGAAACTGTAGCGTCTAAATTATCTAAACTATTAGACCTTGTAGTCGTGTAGCCTTGAGAGGTCAAAGCACTTTGAACATCTGTAGTACTTATGTTGTTAAGATTAGAAATATCCAACTGAGTAGCGTTGTGCTCATCAATTAATTGCGTTTGTCTTGTAGTCGCAGAACTATCTGAGTTCCTACTCGAAACGGCAGCGTCTAAGTTGTCTAAATTCACAGACCTTGAAACTGTATAACCTTGAGATGTTAATGCTCCCTGTACGTCTGTAGTGCTGATATTGTTTAAATTAGAAATATCTGTTTGAGTTTGATTGTTTTCGGCTATTATTGCACTTTGTCTCGTGTCTGCTTGTGTCTTTGTTTCTATGCCACTTATATCTGCTTGACTCGCTAACCTACTCGCAACATCTGTTGTTACTGATTCTGTTCCCGCATCAAATGTTGATAGTCCACTTACATCAGCCTTAAATGCATTCTCGTTAGTTCCTGAAGTAAATTCTGTATAAACATCAGAAGCACTAACATCGTTAAGGTTTGATATGTCTGTTTGAGTTTGGTCGTGTTCACTTATCAGTATAACCTGTCGTGAATCTGCTTCTGTTTTGGTTTCAATAGCACTTACATCTGCTTTACTCGCATCTCTACTTGCCGTATCAGTAACAACTTCTTCAAGAGTAGAATTAAAAAAGTTCTCTTGTGATACCTCTGCGTTATTTCTAACATACAAAACACCTGTTCCGTAAAGTTCATCGGGTAAATTAGTTTCAAATCTAACTAAATAAGCATCATCGCTTATACTTGCTAGACTAAAGTCTCCCGAATACAATGCAGGAGCGTTTTCGGTAAGTGTTACACTTGTGCCTTGTTGTGTTCCATCTTTATCAAAAACCTTTGCCAATAAAACTAACCCTGTTTCATTAAAAGGGTCTAATTGTATATTCAACTCATTTGCCATATTCTTAAACTTTTATAAATTCATCTAAATTTGAATCTGAAATATAATCTAAATTTAACTTGTAAGTAAAACCATCGCTAGATTTCTTGAATACTGTTCTTATGTCATTTGGTGTAACTCCATACATAACAATTTCATCTGATTCCGTTGGTATTCCTCCCGTTATTAAATCTTGATTCTCGTCAGAGTTAAATACTATATTTATAGGTACATCAGATTCAATATACCCTCCTAAAAAGTCCTCTGTAAAAGCTATGTCTTGCCCTGTTCGTGCTATTGTTATCCCTGTCGGTATTAATTGCCTTGTGCCCGAGCCTGCGGTTATACCTCTATCAAAAGAACCCGAATATTTTAAAACATTATTTTGGTCGTAAATCTTAAAATTACCTATGTATAAAGACTGTATCGCTATAGAAGAAGACCTACCCGTGCCTGCATTTAATGCACATAAATACAAAGGTATTACTTGAGTCATTGCTTTTGTAGGCATATAGTAAGTAGCTTCTAACCCCGAACCATCTGCTCCACTAAGGCAACTAATTACTCCATTTTTAGCCTCTAAATGAACTATACCCTCTTTGGAATAATCTGCGTCACTACCTGCATTATCAGCAAGATTGCCCGCTTGTTGTAAAAAATATATGTGTGAATTACCTACTATGTTTGAATTATTAATCGATGGAGTACCTACTACTCTTTCAAGTAAACCTTGACAGTAAACTATTGCCTGTGAGTTTGATTGACCTAAATTATCCCCTCTTGTCATTTCAACAATAAAGTCAGCCTCGCTATAACTTGCAAGCCCCGACAATGCAGTAAGTATTTGACTTGAATTTGCATTGTATACAATATTACTTGTCGTTTCTCCGTTTACTGAAATTCTAAAAGTTCCACCAGTTGCAGGTGTTGTACTTGAACTAATACTAAAAACATCTCCTAAAAGGTTTCTTGTGCCGTTGTATATCTGAATAGGAGAACCTGGGCTTACGATTAATTTACCAATCTGTCCGTTTTGTCTATACCACCAAACCTCAGTATTGTTGTACAATGCCGATAGTCTTCCGTTTCTGTTTTGACCTATTAAATTAGTTGCCAAAGGAGGAACTAAACGCATATCGTAGAATCTTGGGTTTGGTTGTCCCATATTCGCAGCAATACCTACAAAAACATTTTGAGACGCTACTACTTGAAATTCACTATCTGCATCGGTCAAGAATGTCTTTAGTCCGTAAGGAGGTATTGTATAAGGCCCATCCACAACTGTTTGCCCATTACCATTTAACAGACTAACCTCAGAAGAAACTGCACCTGCTGCGACATAAACCTCGCCTCTTGATTGTAATGTAGGATTTGCTGAACTTCTAAAAGCAAATAAAAAGAATTGCCTGCCTGCAAAACCCTCATTTCCTAATGGCATAGGGGAAACGTCTCCCGTGGTTGGATCTCCGTTACCCGAAGCACCACAAATACCTTGAGAACTTGTTATCACAGTACCATCTTGACAACCATTCTCTATGTGAATTTGACCTTTTGACAAAAACACTCTTGTCTTTACAATATTATTAGCAAAATCATCTCCGTCTTGATAAAACACAACCTCATTACCATTACCACCCGAACCCAATTGAATTGTTCCCGAAGTAGTTTTAAGAACGATATGAGTAGTTTTACCGATATTTCCACCCTCTACGCCACCATTAGCAGTAAGTTGTGCTAGTAACCCGTTAGAAAATGCCTCTGCTGCAATGTTTGGGTCAACTTGTTTTATGTACTGATTTCCTATCATATTAATTCATATTCAATTCCAAATCTATCGTTTAAAATACTACCTATGCTCTCTACAACGCTATTGAATGAGCTATATCTTTGAGTGTTACCACTCATTAAATCATTTTCTAAATAAGTATCTAAATCTCTTATAAATATCTCGACCGCAGGCTCGTCAGAAAAAGAACAAGTTCCATCTTCATTTACTTTAAATTTTATCGCTCTTATAGTTAATTGTTTCAATCTGCTTTGTAGTGGCATTCCCACATATTTAAAGTCTACAACCTGCATCATATCGAAAGAGTCTGCAGGGTTAGTGATTTTTAGTTTCATATCTATTTTAAATGTTAGATTTATTCTCCTTTTTCTATTATTTTATCTGTAACATCAACCCCGTTAAAAGATGCGTAAAAAGCGTCTATTGTAGGGTATAGTCCTGTAAATGCATTTGTCGTATATCTGTAGACAGTATCTCCTCTTAAAGTAGCTTCTCTTACTGTTCCACCTACTATTGTTATATTGTTGTTCGTGTATTTTACACCTGTAAGATAATCAAACCATCCATACTTATAAGATACATCGTAATCTGTACTGCTATCTTTAAATAGTAACTGATTCTTTTCTCCACCAACAGGGACACCTTGCCCATTTAAACCATCATCTCCCTTTTCCCCTTGTACACCCTGTATTCCTTGTATACCTTGTATTCCTTGTATTCCCTGATCACCTTGATCACCCTTATCGCCTTTATCTCCCTTATTAGCTGCTATCTCTGGGTTTACAATAACATCTATGTCGGTAGATTCTATATTTATAGTAAAATCTACATTAGTCTCGTCGGTAGTTACATTGACGTCAACCTCGTTAATTATGTTATTTACATTTACATCTATCATTTGATGCCCAAACTAAAAGTTACCTCTAAATCTCCCTCAACAAAGAAACTACAAACTGCTTCCAAGATAACACCTTTGTAATTAGCAAAATCAGCACCATTTAGCACTACTGAAAGCGTTTTTTCTTGTCCGAGTACATTACTACCAACGATAGTTAAACCATCGCTTAAATTGTACTCTTTTACTACTATATTCTTTTTATAAACTTTAATAAACGAGGAATTTGTAAATACTCCGTTTGTAGTTTTAAAAGGTAGTGTTTTATTTATTTGAGATACGCCTAAATCAAAATATCCTATATCTTTTGGGTTATAAAAACTTATGTTATCAATCATATTACAGTCTTGTATTTAGTTCGTTATCTAATGCACCATCTATATTAATCGCTGCGTATTTTTTTATACTATCGCTTTTGCTTCTGCTCGCAATCAAAGTTACAAAAGTTCTATTTAAAAAAGATTCATTCGGAGACATTGCAAAATAGTACGCAGTACCTTGACATATTATAAATTGATTTTCTCCAGAATACTGTATGTCGTTTCTGTATCTAACTGTTATTTTTAGATTTAAACTCATATCATTTAAGCCTACCTCGTTTAGTTTGCTTGCAGTTGCTTTAATAGTCTCTACCTTAGCCCAAGAACTACCTATTTTTTGGTTTAATACTTGACTACCTCCAAACTCATTCTGAACACTTACAGTCTGCCATAGTTCTATTTTCTTATTGAATCCTCTTGCTCTCATAACCAAAATCTTTTGTGTATGACTAAAGTATCCATACTTAAAGCACTTAATTTTTTTTGTATTGGCTTGCCGTCTTTTTCTCCGTAGTAATATAAATCAATCATCTCAAAAGCCACTTCCAATAAATCTTGCGGTATTTCTGACTCATCTGTAAAACCAACGTTTAAAATCAAATCAACTGTATCATAAGAATCACTACAAAAGTTAGTGTATAAACCTTTTCTTTCTGTTGTGTACTCTGTTAAGGTTGATAAATCTGTGTTTATTGGGTACTTGTAAACTTTCAACTCTCCTTTCTCTACTAAAAAATCAATATCACG